ACTAATTGTGATTTAAATTCGTTGATATTAAATGCCATGATTATCTCCTTTTCTTTTATTTATTAGAGTGGCTGACCAACGATTTCATCAAACTCAACACCAGTTCTTGTGGCAACGAATGTCAATTCAATGACGTTAATTGAACGAGCAGGCTTAATAAAGATATTGCCTCTAAACAAGTTTCTATCAACAATGTCTGGGGTGTTTACAGTTGCATCAGATACAACTCTGAAATCAATAATACCACGTTTTCCTTGAATATCACGAAGGAATGGTTCCACTAAGTTTTTAAACTGCGTTTGAGTAAACTCGTCGTTAAAGTCAAAGAGGAACGACGCCGACACGGTAGATATAGCTTTTTCAACTGTAATGAAAAGACGGCGAACATTAATACGAGTAAATGCGCTTCCTGTTGCCGTGCCAAGGCCTGTTTTATCACCAAAGAGTAATACACCTTGACCAACTTGTGTAATAACTGGGTTAATATCAGAACCGTATAATTGGTCTCTTTGGGCTTTATTTGGATTAAATGCCAATTTAACAACGTTTTTAATAAGGCCTCTTTTAAACCCGGCTGGCGATACCCAAGGCTCTACTCTCATAGTAAGACCTGCGATGTCACCGTTTAAAGGTATCCAACGGTATTCGTCGTTATATTTGTCATAACGATATTTATATCCGCTATCCATAAACCAATAAGATGAAGATTGCACTAGATTTCTAAATGCAATAACGTTTGTCATTTTAGTTTCAGGATTTGCTGGAGTAACAGCATCAGCTAAAGGCGGCGAAAAGTAAACAACACAATCTTTTCTATGTTCAGCAATATTTGATACAACATAATTTGGAAGATTTGAACTGTTAGATTTACCGCAAATAATAGCGGAAATATCAACTTGATTAGCATCTTTATATAAATCGTAACCTAAAGCTAGTTGGCCAAAAGGTATAGAAGCTTCGCCAAGACCATCTGTGCCGTCTACCATACGATCATAAATAGGAATTGTAATGCTAGTATTAACTAATGTGCCTGCGGCTATTTGTTTAACCCACGCAGAAGAATTAAACAACACGGTAGGATAATAGTTATTTGTACCGTCTGGCAGTTTTGCATCGCTATTGACTGATAAGTTTTCGTATAATTCAAGAACAGTACCAGCAATTCCGGTTATTTCGCCACCAGCATCAACAACTGCAATGTGAATGTTATTTGCATTTGATGGGGCAGATTGCGCTATATTTGCATATCCCCATTTTCTTGTTATTTTTAACAGCGCAAGATCTGTTTCAGCTAACGTAAATCTATTTTTTGTTGTTATTGTATAGTTAAATGGTGCTACACCAGGACTTACAGTATCATCAGAAAATGCAGATACAACGAGGTCTTGGTATCCTACAGAATCGTTTCCTATCCGTATAATATCGTCTTGTTGTATAACGCCAATTGCGGTTGTAAACCCGTTTATGCTGAAAGTTGTTGTGTTAAACGCAATAGTTCCAGTTATATCCCCAACACCAGAAATTGCTTCTTCGTAAGATGTTTGTGATGCTACGGAAACTTCAATGCTATTTCCTAATTCTCCTGGATATTTTGCCTGAAAATATGTATTATCAGCAATTGCAGTATTTGCCCCATCGGTGACGCGTGTTACATATAACGCGTTCGAATACGACAGAAAGTCTGCTGCACTAAAAAAGGTTTCGTGATTTTGCCAAGACGTGTTTGCGTGTGGTTTACCAAAACGACGAGCTAGATCTTCTTCCGAAGAAACTAAAATGCGTTCGTTAATTGGGCCCCAACGAAAAACACCGGCAATAGCGGCAGGTGGTGTTCCAATAGCCGGTATTACTGCCGACGCATCTACTTCCCTGACGATTACGGATGGACTTACAGAAAAAGTCATATTTTTCTCCCCTGTGTAAGATTATTTGACACTTGTTTTCAATCTATTCTTGTTTATTTATAAAAAACCGTTTTTACATCATCCAGCGTTCGTCTTCTTCAATAGGCTGAAATCCTACGCTTAATGCATCTTCTCCGCTATCAATGAATCCGAATGGAAGAAGATCGTCTTGTATTTGCTCTTCGGTCTTTGCTCTTAGTTTATGTAGTGTATTTATATCTGTGATTTCTTTAAAGTATGCTTGACTTGTTAACCATCCAAATATAACCAAATTCATTACAAGATCGTCGTGAGATCCTGGTTCTGCTTCATACGAATTACCTTTTTTAGAAAATCTTGATAATTCTTGTATAGTTTCAAAATCGTTTATAATAAATTGGTTTTGTTCAATAAGCATTTTTAACATTGAACAACCAACCGCCTTTACGGATTTTGTGGTTCTAACACCGGTATCAGACATTTTTCCAAACCCGGATGAAATTCTTTTACCTTCTCGTCCTGCGCTTTCTGTGTGAAGTAAACTTTCGTAACCAAAGTCCATCAAAAGTGTATCTGATACCTGAGATCCAATATCGTTAATTTCAACTAAAACCAATGCTTCGTTATACGCAGTACCTACACGATATATAATAGACGCAAAATCTATTGGAGATATGTAATTATCTCTAAACGTGCAAACCTGTTTATATGGCATTGTTGTAATATCTATTACATTAAATGTAGAATAATCCAAACCTTTACCTCGAGAAACGTCAACAGTCATTGCATATATGTGATTTTTTTCAGCTTGTTCGTATTGACTAATACCTTCACTTGCATATAGCGGTATAGAAAAGGCCAATTCTTTTAATTTCGCTCCGGATATGAGTGTTCCAGAAGACCCTAAAAACTGACCATTGTATTCTTGATTAAATTTTTCTTCGTCGTGGTCTAACGATTCGAGTGTTTCAGTTTTCCATTTTTCGTTTCTTCCTGGAACATCGCTCCACACAACCTTCACAAACTCATATCCGTTTGTTCCTTCTTCAGCTCCTTTGCAAGTTTTCCAAAAATGGTTTAATCCGTTTGGTGTAGAGGTCATTAGAAGCTTTGTAGATTCACCCGATGAAATAGTAGGATATACTGACGCGAAGAATTCGTCATACCCCTCAATGAAGGCTACCTCATCTAGATACAAGAATGAGATAGACTTACCGCGAATTGCAGAGCTTGATGTTGTACCAGCTAAAATGTTACATCCATTTTCTAATGCAATGTTACCTTTGTTCCATTCCTCGACACCTTGCTGAAGCCATTTTGGTAAAGCTTCAAAGGCCAATTTAATACGCGCGAGAACTTCTCGAGATGCGTCTCCTTTGTTTGCGAGAATAGCAACCGTTTTAAATTCGTTGAATAAAATATAATGTAGTATTACAGCCACGGCCGTTGTTGTCTTACCAGCTTGCCTTGCAGTTAAAACAGCAACGCGTCTATTATTTGTTATTTTTTCAACAATGTCTTGCTGGTAATCATACATGTCTAACGGAATGAGACCGTGGTCTACATGAACAATTTTTATATATTCTTTTGCAAAATATACAGGATCTTCGGAACATTTTAAATATTCTTTAATTAATTCCGGTGTCCATTCTATTTGTTCTCCAGTTTTCTTTAAATGTATGTTACCTAAGTAACCACTATTCATTAGTTTCACCTTTAATCATTTTAAGTAAATCGGCTGTAGAAAGTATAAGATTATTATTTGTTACGTTTGGCGAAGTATTAGATGCGCCGTTTTTTTCTTCTTTTGCATATTTTTTCTTAGTTGACATTTCAACAAAATCTTTATTTGCGTCAAGGAGCGTTTTCATTAAAGTTGATGCAACCTCAAAGGCGCGTGGAGACTCTGATTGTTTTGCAAGTTCTATCATTTCCTTTAAAGCATCATCACCTTGTTCTATAATATTTTTTATATTTCCACGGGCTTGCTCGATATCAATAATTGTATCATCTTCATCATCTACTGTCACTAACGGTTTTTCTTCAATTATTTCCGGTAGATTTTTTTCTTTTGCTTCTTCTAAAGGTCTTAAACCAAGAACTTTTGCAATTTTGTCTTCACTCATACTTCTGCCTCAGGATCTTCAGTCACAACTTTAATAGGAGCCCAATCATCATCATATTCGACGTCTAAGAAAGGTACAGCCTCATCTGCATCGGTTGTTGGTGCTCCGTTTGCAGTTAACCCAGGGAATGTATTTACGCCCCTCACAGGATCTACGGTTTCCCCATTCGTGGTATTATAAACATCAGTATCGACGAACTTAATTATTTTATTATCTTTTTCTGGTCCAAAGTACCAGCATTTCATTGTAAAATTAAGAGTCCATAATACAGATCTTCTTTCGGTAAACGCGCCTTCGTATAATTCTTCGTTCGTAACACCATTTAAAATAAGTGGTATATCAATAGGATCCATGTCATCGATTAATTTAACAGTTGATGTCCATTCCGGTTTAAAGAATGGAATTATTTGTTCAACTATTTTTGTTGCATCTTCGGAATATTTTGTCATAATGTATAATGAAAAATCTACATTATATGGTGCTCCAGACCAATTATAATATCTTTTGTCTTCACTTTCTGAGCTAGTTTTAAATATTCTTTGCTTTGACGCAATTTTACGAGTTCCATCGTATGACATATTTGTCATTTCAAAAGACATTCTTGGCAGAGTAATAGCCGAGGGATTGCTTAAGTTCGGATCCTGTGTAATCTTTGCAAGAAACTTTTGAAACGGACCGTATGCAATAGGTACTATGATACTTTGTACTTCAGCGTCATTGCTTCCATTCCGCGTGATTCGGATCTTATTGAAAAGAGTACCAAATAAAGCAACATACTTTCTTGTACTTGAATTATAAAAGTGATTTACAAATGCCATGTTATGTTATACCTGTTGACCTGCTAGGCTATCTATCAGCGTAAGAAGATCACCAACGTCCGTTGCGTTTCCGTCGGATGCAAAAGAGAACTTATCGATCGTATCAACTCTGAATGGACTAGCACCTCCGGCTGTATATCCAGATTCTGTACTCGATTGCCCTCCAGGATTATTTCCTCTTGCTTGGGATAAATCGCCAATATCGGTTGCGTTTCCATCAGATGCAAAAGGAAACTTATCAATTTCGTTAGTGGAATTCACATTTACTGGAGACGCCCCACCAGATGCATAACCAGAAGTATCACTAGATTGCCCAGCATGAAATCTTCTATTCGTTACCAAGTCCCCTACGTCTGTGGAGTTGGCGTCGGCAGCAAAAGGAAACTTGTCAATTATGTTCGAGAAACCTGGTGGTGATCCACCAGCGTTATATCCTGATACACTGCTTGACGAACCAGACGCACCATACCGACCCTGCGTTAGATCACCAACATCTGTTGCATCACTGTCAGTGGCAAAAGGAAACTTATCAACTGTATTTCTTGTAGAAGGGGAAGGTGTAAGACCGCCAGAAGTGTACCCAGACTCAGTACTCATTTGGCCTGAAACAATTCTTCTTTCTACAGTTAAGTCACCCACATCAGTTGCGTCAGCGTCTGCTGCAAAAGGAAACTTGTCTATCGTATTTACCTGTGGAGGAACAAACCCACCAGAAGTATACCCACTTACAGAACTGGATTGCCCTGCTCCGCGAGATCTGGCTTGCGTAAGATCACCAACATCGGTTGAATTTCCGTCAGATGAAAAAGGAAACTTTTGAATAACATTAGATATTGGATTACCGCCAGAAGTATAACCACTTACTGACCCATACGCATTCGGTGGAGGAGGTGGTGTAATGTTTAAACTTTCGTTTACAACGAATTTAGTCTTATCTCCTGGTACAATATTACCAGATGAGTCTACAACTTCTGTACCTTGAATTTTATATACCATATCTCTTATCC